CCAATGCTGCTGTTGCGCCTTTGAGAGAGAGTTTTGCACCTGCAGTAAAGTTACCTGCTGCGCCAGCCTTCATGTTCATTGCACTAGTGGCTTCAATGCTAACATTCTTACCTTTAATTTTGATATCGCCATCTGCCGCCATATTAATAGCAGATGCCTCAATATTGATCGTTGAGGTTTTTAAATTAAAGTTACCATCAACGGTGATTGCAGCCCGACCTTTAATATAGATTGAATCATCTCCCATGATGATACAATAGTTGTCTTTTTGCACTCGTTCTAATTTGCTACCGTCTTTGTCAAACTCAATATATGCACCTTTCTTGTGTGCAAGGTGAACGCGCTCTTGCCCTGGAGTATCATCTAATTCAAATGCATGACCCGATTCTGTTTCGGTTGCATTGTTGTAGGGATAAGTTGGTTTGAATGGTGGAGGTGGTTCACTCCAGGTCACACCACCAGCAGACTTAATTCCTGTTTTTAAATTCTTTTTTCTTGTAGCAATAATTGTGCCGTCGGACTTACCGCGAGCAAGGCGATTTGTTGTCGGTTCTTTTAGATACTTCGCCTTCGGATAGGCTTCTGCAGAGTCATCTGGCTTCTTTGGTCTACTGCTCAGAGTTTTTGCAGGGTCAGAAAATCCTTTGCTGTAGTCTGGTTTCTTTTCTGGCTTTCCTGGGAAGATACCAATGATGGCTGGGTTTTGTGCGTTTGTGCCGTCAATAAAAAACCCAAAGACCATATCTCCTTCTTTCGGAGTATATGCGCCTGGAGAATTGCCTGGAATAATTGGATGCGCCCATGGCAGTGCATCTGTTGGAATTTTATTCTTGTCATCAGTATGCCAGCCAAAGCAACGAACTCGCACACGACCAAGTTGCTCTGGGTCTTGGCGATCTTCGACGACACCAATCCACCAGATGAACCCTTCAAGTCCAATAAAATTTTTCTTTGCTCCTGGCATCACTTACCCTTCTTTGTCAATTTATTCAAGCCATCTTTAGCAGAAGGTACTGCCTCAGCAAACGAATCAGCAACCAATTCAATGACAGATTCAAATTCACTTCCTTTGAATATGTGATTTACTGCGGCAACCAGATATTTACCATTGCGATATTTGTCTAGTTTTTTACCTGCAGAATCTGCACTCTCAAATACAGGGAACTCATATATCACAATATCGCCAACCTTTAATGCGATATCTCCAGGAATTGTGATCTGAATTCGGAAGTGATTGAGGAGAGTCATATGCATTGCTCTTGGCAACATCCAATACTTCACATCATTACTTTTTTCTGACGGTGTATCGTTGATTGTCAAGTATGTTCTAAAGAAAGCATCTGGAGAATTGAATAGTGTTTTATCTTTAGAATTTTTAAATGAGTTCACAGGTTTATATTTGTTAAGCAAATTGCCTTGCGCTTCGGCAGTTGTTAAACTGTAATCTATGTTCTCAAATTTCTGTGTGAACAAATCAATGGACAAAAGGCGCGAAGAAAACGATCCATTTGAAATAGAGGTCAACATATCAAAGTCATTAATAATCTTAAATTTATCAATTGAGTCTTTGTTGTTTGCTGGATCGTTATCTGAATTCTTAATTTCGTATTTTAATGTTTTATATGGTTTCTGTTTAACTAGAGTTTGATATGATGTGAGATTAAATCCATCTTTATTTTCAAAGAAAAAGTAACAAAATTTCTTCTGATCATATCCACGAGAAGCAGCCCATTGAATCGCTTCGAATGGGCGATAATTTGGAATAATGAAGTCGAAGTTCCCGCTCGTATCTTCAAGGCTTTTGATTCGTTGTGGATCAACTTTAAGTTCATTAATCAAAACATCATAGACAACATCTTTAATTTTCTTGGACTTATATGCCTTGCTTACAAGAATTTGTTCAGAGGATATAAGTTCATCTGAAACAAAATAAAGGATATATGTCTGACCTTCGTTCGCTGGCTTTCTATCGCTGGTTTTGTAGACGCGGAATAGTCGTTCTAAAGGTAATCCCATTCCTGGCTTGTCAATACTAATTCTTAGATATTCATTTCCGCAGAAATAAAAAGCACCGAATGTATCATTACCATCTTTAATTAGAATTTGACCACCCATCACTGAGGAATAGATATCCTGCTGGATTTGCATTTCAATAAAGATATTTCGCAAATCGATCGTTTGTCCACCAGAATTGATTAACTCAAGACTTTTTATCTCATAGTCTTTTGAGTTATAGACACCATTATCAGACATTAGACATTAGTTTCCTGAATTCAGTTTCAACTTGTTGTACATATCTTTCATCAAGTAATTTGATTGTTCTTCTTTTTTCATTTTCTTCAAGTTCATAAGCATAATTTGATACAGCCTTATGGACTATCTGTATTGAAAGATTATATGTTGGATACGAGATTTCTTCATTGCTTAAAAGTAGAGAAGTGTCTGCAGTAGAAGGCAACGATGGAGTTGCATATATGGCGTTTGTCGTATGATTTAATGAGTATTCAGAAAGTGCTTGAGTGGTAACTTCTTTATCAATCACCAGCCCATTATATGACGCTGTTTTAGTGGTCACTTTTTCATAATGATGAATTGTTGACTTTGCCGTATCTAAATCTTGACCATATTTGGAAATAATATAGTTGTCTAGTGCATCACTTCTCATTGGCCAATCATAGTATGGATTGATGATGTTGTTAAACAATAAAACGATCCATGATCTATATGAATCACCATAAACTTTATGCGCTATGACTTCTGGCGTATCGCTATCCTTCACAATATACTCATATGCTGCAGCGGTGTTGTTCACGATCTCGCGTAAAAAAGTCGACCGCGCAAAAATATTAGTAACTGCCTGCCTGTTGTAGATATCACTATCTAACAAGAATGATGTTTTTGGAAAACTCTCAAAGTATTTCATCAGAAGCCCTGCTTGACAAGTTCTTTGTGCATGATTTCGACTTCCTTGAATCGTAACTGCATTGAAATTTCTACTGGCATACCGTCAGCAAAGGCAGTCCATTGTCCAGCACTACCGTAGTTGACATCAATACCCTGCAACACACAAGAGGCTAATCTTGGTAAATTTGGATTTCTGTTTCCGCCTAACATGAATGTGATATCAAATTCTGATGGTGGTACAAAATAACGACCATTTCCATTTGTTGGGATTTCTGGTGCAGCGAAGAATCGAAATGCTTGGATGATCTTAATAATCTCATCTGCCTCAGATCTATTCTTCGGAACAAACTTAAAGTCGAAAAGGAATTCTCTGTTTTGAATGGTTTTAAAGAGCAATTCAACTTGAGGGTTTTGTGCGTAACCCGCTGAGAACAACAAAACATCAGTGATGCCAGAGCCAAAGGCACCTGTTTTTTCGGCAAATGCGCCAGCAACTTCTGAACCACCAGCAGATCCAAGAGTTTGACCGAGGTTTACATTTTCGCTGAGTACTGCTTCTTTCACGCCTTTTAATAAAGAACCACCAGCCTGCATCACTAGTCCTGCGTTCCCTAATGCTTGCGTCATGCTGACTTGATCGTAATCGTTGACGATAGTCTGATTTACAGTGTCAGGCATATAGAGCGCAATTGATGCTGCTGCTCTACGAGTTTTTCGAGTCAAATCAATTGATCCAATTACCGCACCAGCAAATACGCCACCAATAAATCCTGCCGCACCACCACCAGCACCCTTTGATAATGCTTCCCCAGGATTATCTGCATTTGCTATACCTTCAACACCCTTGATTGCAGCCAATCCAGCACCTAATACTCCAATGGCGGCAGCATCATTGAATGGATCATTGGTAGATCCTAATTGCCCACCAAGAACTGATCTGTTGGTGTCTGTAATGCTCATAACACCACCAGCACCACCTTCTTTCTTCACATTATAACTTGATTTTTGTTGAAGACAAGGTACGAATTTAATCCAGTGTTTAAGTCTGCTACTATCATGACCAACTTCAGGTGGGAATCTTAAATCTTTAAATTCAAATGGATTTGATTCAGTCTTGTTTTGCGGACCAATTGGTGGTCTTGTGCCAACCTTTTGACTTGGCTTTGTTACGACTGGTTGGGAAACAGGCATCTAATATTCCTATAAATATGAATATGGCTTATAGTGGCAAATTCAGTCCGAAAAATACCAATAAATATTTAGGTGATCCTACAAACATCTGGTACAGATCTCTATGGGAACGCCGAGTCATGGTGCACTTGGACGATAATCCGAGTGTAGTTGGTTGGTCGAATGAAGAAATAATTATACCTTATTTATCGCCTGTGGATAATCGTTGGCATCGGTATTTCCCAGACTTCTTTGTGAAAGTTAGAAATAAACATGGGTTGGTTGAGTCGATGATTCTTGAGGTGAAACCCAAGAGCCAATCTCAACCGCCAGTGAAGAAAACGAAGATTACTCGTCGATATATCACCGAAGTCATGACTTGGGGTGTAAATGAGGCGAAGTGGAAAGCCGCAGTGGAATATTGTAAAGACCGTCAGTGGCAGTTTAAAGTTATAACCGAAGAGCATCTGGGAATCTAATGGCGTCATTACTCGATAAAGTTCAAAAAGACATGAAACTGTCTGGAGTCACTCCTCGGTCATCTCAGGCTCGTGCTTGGCTGCAAGGTCAGATCTCTAAACTCCGAATCCCAACTAATCGCTCAAATTTACTGGGTGACGCCAGCCGTATCTCTGCTCGCGCCTTTATCGGAAAGATGTATTTTTTCAAATACGATCCAAAAGGAAAGGACACACTTCCTGTTTGGGATAGATTCCCACTCGTCCTTCCAATGGACATCTACGACGACGGATTTCTTGCTCTAAACCTTCACTATCTCGACCCATACAATCGCCTCTTTCTCTTGGATCGTTTACACGATTTTATAAACAACGATAAATATGATGATTCGACTAGTTTCAGACTATCGTATGATCTGTTATCTGGTTCAAGAAGATATAAGATGATTGAACCGTGTATTAAGAGATATTTGTTATCACATATTCGTTCGCCGTTAATTTATATCGAACCAAACAACTGGGAAACGGCAGTTTTTCTACCAACCGAAAAGATGGTGTATAAAACCTAATGGCATTTAATGTAAGCGAATTTAGAACTCATTTCTCTAAACACAATGAGTTCGCAAAAACATCAAAATTCGATGTTTTCATTTCTCCTCCAGACACCCTCCAATACAAAGAAGGCGCGAAGGATCTTCGGTTTCAATGTGAAACGACTGAGTTGCCAGGATATACAATCAACAC